GCTGGTACTGGTTCTGTAACTTCTTCATCAGCTCCAGGTGCTTCTGTTTCTGGTCCTCCCATATCAAAATCTGCTATTGATTCACTACCAGCATCATCGGTTCCTGGTTCTTCAGTATCTGTTTCCGTTTTTACTGGTTCACCATATAGTTTATCTAAAGTATTAAATAGACCTGTTTTTTTGATGACTTCTGGTGTTCCTTCTAATTCTTTAGAGACAGCCTTTTCAAATCTTTGTTGTTGTAAATCTAATTTAATCTCCTCATCACTCCAACCTAAAATATATTTTTTTGCCCAAGTACTAGAAACTGGAGCTATTCCACTACCAGGGTCACTTACAGCGTCTTTATATAAAGTTATTTTGGTTTGGAATTGTTCTAGTTTAAGTAGTTCCGCTTGGCTAGAAGGATTTGTCAGACCCAATGAAAAATTTTCTAACTCATCCTCAAAACCTAAAACATATAAATGTATAATTGCTATTTTATTTAGTTCTTGTATAATAGCTTTTTGTATTCTGTTTATAGTTCTAGCAAATCTAATATCTAGTAGAGCTAAATTTTTACCTTCACCCACAACTTCTTCAAAACCTAAAAAAGCTTTTGGTATTCTTAAGGATGCTAGTAATTTTTTCTGTATGTACTCAATATCAGCTATCTCACTTAAATTTGTAGCTCCTGGTAATGTATCTATTGGACTGGCAGCTGCTGGGTCTCTAACTGGAATAAAATAGTCTTGGTCTACGGCCATTTGATTCATTCGTAAATCCACATTTCCATTATTAGGGTCAACGACTGGGTCTCTTTTAAATTTATTAGCTACTTTTTGTATGTAAGCTTCTACATCTTTATCGTCCATATTACCAACAAAAACCTTAAACACCCTTCTTTCAGGAGCTCTAGAAGTTCGATAAACTAACATAGCATCCTCCGCTAATAATAATTGTTTCCATATTCTTCTAGCCTTTTCTAACATAGAAGTTCCGTAAGGTAATCTTCTGTCATCACCTAATAATCTAAAATGAGCCAATTCCCAAGAATTAAATACAATATCTTTATCTTTCCACCTAAATTCAACTTTATCAACTTTATCATTAGTAGGTGCGTTTTGTTGGTTAACATACACATCTCCTTCCGTTCTCTCTATTTCAATATTAGGTAGTTGGTTACACCCTATAATTCCTTTTTCTGGGTCTATTTTTAAATAAACAAAATTATCACCGTACTTACATACATTTCTAATCCACATAGGTAAATTAGTATTAATATCCATTATATTATTAAATAAGTCCCCTAGAATAGATTTTATTCTACTTGATTCTGAATAGATTGTTAACATGTATCCTTTTTCAGATGGTGTTGTAGATTCTTCCGAATAAATATCTAAAGCTGCAGATATTTCAGGTGTAAATTCCATGGATTCGTAGTCGTAATATGAAGCTAATCTATTTGGTTCATAATATATAGATTTTGTGTATAACTCGTTATCTATTTTTTGCCACTGATTTGCTAAATACAAACTTTGTTGTAATTGTAGCTTTTCTTTTTCAAAATCCTCTTTAGAGTCTGTTTTAAGAATATCACCACTACCAACTTTAAATTGTTGATATGTTGGTTCTGTTTTTGTAGGCCCTCCAGGACCGAATAATTTAGTTAGTCTTTGATATATCGTTAAATCTGCCATTATGTTAATAATATTAATTTATTTATAAATAGTAAAATATTTAGTATCTTCTTTTTCCAAATAACCAACTATGGTCTTTATATGCCTGTTTAGTGTCACTTTCTAAATTTCCTGGTATACCCCATAATGTTTTAGATGGTTGTGTGGGACGATTATTATTATTTGTTTTATCAATATTTGTATCTGTGGTCCAACTTTCTAACATAGCTTTTGTCATACTATCAGCTTTGTGTAATTGACTAAATGAATTTTCACCCACATATAAGGCCATTGCTATTGCCATGATTAAATCATCATGTTTTCCTTTCATGTGGTTAGGTTTACCATTTATATAAACAAAAGTATATAACTCATTTAATAATCTTTTAGACCTTATAACAAATTTATGTCTTAAAGCCTCTTCAAATGAGGCTACAATCTGTGTCCTTTTATTATTAAAGGCTAATCCTGGTGTTTTGGTACCAGCATTAGGGTTGTACTTCCATTTATCAGCAGTATTCATACCTTCAACATATAAATCTTTATAACCCAACTCTTGTAATTTTCGAGACGTGGCCACACCCATACCCCCAGTTATATCAGTGACTACATATGCTTTGTACATACTACCCCATTTATATATGATATCTGCAGCTAAATCTGGTGGGATTTTACCAAGATATTCTGCTACCTGTTCTCTAGAATCAAAATCTATTATTACAATAGACGTAAAATCTTCAGCGTCACCCCTACTAACATCACAACCTAAAATATAACGATGACCCTCTACTGGTTTTTTCCAAATCCACATTTGATTACCCACAAACATTTCTTCGGGTTCTCTAATGTCTTCAGTTTTTATTCTTTCTATTGTATCCACAGGTATCACATTATCACCAGACCCTAAAAAAGCACTTTCTAATTCTTGAGAAACTTTTCTCCTATCATACTTTAATTTTTTAACCATACTTTCAAACCAACCAGAACATGGTTTATAACCTTTTTTATGTAGGTCATCAAACTTACTTAAATCTTTTTCATGTATAAATTTTGTTTCATCATAATCTTCTCTATTTAGTAAAAAGTGTACGATATCTTTAGTTTTCACCCAAAAAATATCTTTGGTAAATCTTGGGTCATTCTCCCAGTGTAATTCCGAAATATGAAAACTATTTAAACCTTTAATGGACTGTTCATATATTTCATAATATATTTTATCGTACCCGTTAGGTGTAGAAATAACAATTACTTTACCTCCAGTTGATAGGGATGCCATACAAGCCGCCCAAAAATCGTCACCCGCTTCTATGTAAGCAGCTTCATCAAAAATAAGTGTAGTTGGGGTATAACCCCTCAACGCGTCCACTGAAGTGGCTACCGCTTTCACTTCACAACCATTATTTAATTTAAAATGTTTTTGTGAATCTTTTTCCTTTGAGAACCCCACATTAATCCAATCAGGCCACTGATTTAAAAATCCTCTAACTTTGTTAGCAAATTCAGAAGCGGTATCTAATTTATTTGCTATTATTAATATTTTTTCGGGTTTGTTTTTGGATGCAAATTGTAGTTTTTTAGATACCCAAGCTGCTGTAGCTGTGGATACACCCGCTTGTCTATATTTTTTAGTTATATTGTCGTTGTATTTATCAAAATTACTTAACATCATTTCTTGTTCGGGAAATAAGTTAAAAGGTACGTATCTTGATTGTGTATTATCGTAGGTTTCTAAATATGTTTTTATGGCATAATTAGTATCTTGTAAACATCTTGCATATTCTTTTATTAACTCTTCTTGTGTCATATGCTATAAATATCAATAAAATATTAAGGTAATTAAAGGTTGTATAAAAAGTCTTTTTCTGCCTTTGTTAAAGATTCCATTCCAGATTTATTAATCTTATCTAAAATAGTATCAACATCTAATTCTTCTTCACTATCTGGTTCTGATGTTGTAATAATTTCTTCACCAGTAGCGTCTTCGTAATCTTCTTGTTTTAATTGTTTGATTATATCACTAATCATTTTCTTAACTTCATCTTTACCTTTTTGACTACCGGACAATATTTCTTTAGCTAATTTTAAAAACTCTTCAGCTTCTAAACTCACAAATCTAAAATAAAAATAATTTTTAATTCTTTTTTGTTCTTCCATGTCAAAAAAGTTGTCAGGATAAACTTCAGTAAATTTTTCCCAAATTACTGGTCCTAATCTTAAATCCCAAACTTCTGCTGGTAAAGTATCTTCCATACCTATTACTTCATCTGCCATTTCAGGGTCTGAAGGTAAACCATGAGCGGATATATATTCCATAACACCTTTGTATAGTTCATGAACTAAAATAGGGAACATTAATCCTTTTGCTTTTATAGTTGGTGGGTCAGTTTCTAAATCTAATTCTTCTTTTCCTGCCATCGCACTTTCAGCTCCCCCTCCACCAATCATACCTTCCATATCAGGTAAAATCCAATACATTAAATCATTTACAGACATTACTATAGAATATAAACCAACTAAATCTGGATTAATTTCATTTAATTTTTCATTAACCAAATGAAACATGTAGTGTGCTTTTTTTGCTGAACCTTGTATTAGTGAATTTATAAACCTTCTTTTTTGTTTTTCTAAATCTAATTTTTTTAATCTTTCCGCGGCTTCATCTTCTATCTCAAAATTAGGTTGTTCAGGTTGTTTTTTCTTTTTTTCTTTAGGTTTAGTTTGCATTCCAGAAATATCTGGTTTTTCTAATTTAGCGTCAAACTGTAAGTCCCCTTCAGGAATACCCATTTCATCGACTACCAATTCCACAGCTAAATCTTCTAATTTTTTTCTGTTACTAGATTCTATCTCTAAAATTCTTCTAGCAGCTTGCATTAACATAGGTTGTAAAGACATAAAAGTTTGTGGGTCAATATTTTCAACTCCTGTTGCGTCTTTTACTTTTTGAACAACATCTTTAAATCTTTGGGAAGCTAGTAATTCTTCAAAATTATCTGGTATACCATCTTTATCTATATCTGGAAAAGCTTGATGTCCACCTAGAGGATGATTTCTAGTTCTTAATTTATCCTCAATGTCAGGTGACATTCTTTCTCTACCATCACCATAGTCAATAGGTGGTGCTTCATTTAACTTTTTCTTAGCCATGTTGTGTTAGTGATTTACCTAAATTAGTAGAAGTTAGCCAATCTGGTAGTGGTGAGTCATTTTTACTTGCCTTTGGTTTCGGTTTTACTTTTGGTTTTTGAAAAGGTCCTCTTCTTTTTTTTTCACCAGGTTTAGTTGGTGCTATTGTTGGGGTTTTTACTGGGGCTGTTGTATCTACTGGTGCACCAATGTATTCACCCTCATCATCTCTTTCT